CGATCTATTGTCTGTGACCATATGGGTATTCCAGTTCTATACTACTAATTAACATTTCCAACGCCTTAACGACATTGCTTTTCTTGTTGGTCTACCCTTTTCGTCTTTCATAGGGCCTTTCATACCGCTCATACGAGCACAAAATGATTTCCGTCTTTTTGCATCTTTACTACCGGCTTTTACTTTACCGGTCACAGCGGTTTGTAAATTCCCTCCACTTTTTCTATTAGCAGCATCAACTCCTTTTTGAGTCATACCAGCACCTTTATCAGTTGCTCTAAAATGCCCTTTAGAATCTGCCCCACGTTCAGAAATATATTGTTTAAAAGTATCCATTGTTATCCTCCAAACTCATGACCAGCAACTCTTCTCATTTGCTTGTTAAATTGCGCCTGTGAAGGCTTTTCTTTAAATAGTTTAATAGAAATATTAGGTCTTTCCTTACCTTTAATTCTCCAGTTATGGCCTTTTTCTTTATGTTCAGGATCAGTTGTCTTTACAACACGTCTTTTATAACCGGCTTCCCAAGTTTCAGATTTTTTTTCATTAACTGATTCTGTTTTTATTTCATTCTTCATATAGTCACGAGCTGTATCAATATAATCGGTGGCTTTTGTAATTTTTGATTGAACCCACTCAGGCATATTATCGTTATCACTTAGCATATCATGTAACTCTTGAGCAGCATCAATCATGGTCTTAAGTTGACCTTTAGACATGCCGCCTTCATTATTATATTCATGTTCTTTATTTTCTAATAGCTCTCTAAATGTTTTCATTTTATTTGCCTATTTGCTTTAATATCTTTTACTACTTCTATATTATCTTTTGAAATAACATCATATACTATCCAGTTAATTGGATCAGGATCAAATCTATGTTCATCAACGTAAAGTTTAGAATTACCAGGATCTACTTTTAATAATGTCCATGTCGGCTCTTTAAAATGCGTAAATCCTCGAACTCTGGCTAAACGCTTTGGTTTTTCAGTAAGGAACGTTGCAACATATGCAACCTTTGAACCACTAATTACCCAATCTCCTGAAGAAGGTTTTAATCCATTTTTTAATATACTATCAACATTTGCGGTTTTTGTCCAGTGATAAAGCGCAGCTGGTTTTCCAACTGCTACTCTATTAGCAAAATATATAACAAGAGCAGTTTTACCTTCTCGATAAGTATCTCCAACATTATAGCTAATTAAGCGAGGATGTTTAAAAGCACCCTTCTCAATATCAGCTAATAATTTATCAACTGAAGGATGATTTTTTTCTGGAATTGCCTCCCGTTGAGTTTTTCTAGCTATAGGAATTTTAACATAACTATCAGTCGACTGTACCTTGCCACCATTTGGACCAAAATCTATTCCATAATTAGCCACACCAGTATCATCAGGAATATTATATTTTTTAAGATAACTCATAACTTTTTGCTCAGGCTTAACATTAAGTTTGCCATGTTTTTCTTCAGTTATGAATTTTCTAAATGGTTTCATTTTCTTTTAACTGTTGGCATTTTTAACATTTTAGCTGTAATTGGATGATCTCTTAAAATCTCATCACCATCACTAATGGTCCTGCCAGAGTAATGGTTAAACTCTTCATGAGATTCACGATTTCCGGTTCGCGTGTAGCGCATTTCATGATGATTCGATACATGTGCAGCGCCACGGTGATCGGTCGCAATGCGCTCATGTTCATCTGCCGCATCGTGATTTCCGGCAATGGAGTGAAGAGTTGCATGCGCTTGATGTATGTCAGCCAGTTTATTATGATGGTGCTCTAATTGTGCTAATTCAGTAGTACCTTTACGAAGATGACTTCCGTCCGGACGGCTCGACGGATGATCCGGATCGTAACGGTCAAGTATAGTATGAATCACTTTGGAGTGTTGATGAGCCTGTGCGTGCACAGAATTCTTCGGCTTTCCCCATAAATAGTCCGCGTCATTCTTACTTTTTCGTGGAACAACAGGTGTTGAAGTAGCTTCATCGATACCTTCTTTATCTTCTCTTATGTTTTGTAAAAGATTGGCGTATGTTTTAATATTTTTTTCATTATTGTCGTTTGCAAACATTTTAATTTTCCTTATGTTTTATTTTTTAACTTTTAACTTTTGCAGCTAAATCTTTATCGGCTTTACCCCAAGTACCAGAAGACTTAGTGATAAACGAATTTACACGAGCCATGCCCCACTGTTCTGGAGTTGTACCTGGTCTATGACCAGTTTTCCAAGCAGCCATACCACGGTTATATACTTGCTTTAAAACACCAAGTGGCATTCCAGACTTTTCAGCTTTATTTTGTAAACCTTTTTTATTTTCATTTATATTGTATGATTCTTTTTGAGCACTACGAATAGCTTCAGGTGTAGGTGCACCTTTCTCACCTTTCTTTCTCATTCTCTCGCCGCGCTTTCTCTTAGCATGAATATTTGCCCACAATCCAGCTTCATTTTTTGGACCCATGCCCTTTTCCGCAGCTTTCTTAGTATGAATAGATGGCTTTGTCTCTGCTGTAGCATCTCCAGGAGCTGGCTTATAAGAACCACCATCTGCGAAGTGTGCAGCGCGTTTCTCTTTTGTAGATTTTGACATCTTCTTACCAGCTGCATCAGGAGCATAATATGCTTTAGATTCATTCGTATAATATTCTTTTAATTTGTTAATAACATCTGCAGTTGCTTCACCTACATCAATAGGATTGCGTTTATGTCTATTTTTTACACTATGATAATAACCCATTGCTTCTTTTCGTTCAGGCGATCCTTGAGGGTGCATCATAGCTCTTTGATATGCAGCTGTTACATCACCTGCAGTTACCTCATCTATTGATGATTGTAATACTTTAGCGTTCTTTTTACGAAATGTTGCCAAATCTTTTTCAGAATCTTGTCTAGCTTTAGCAGCTTTAGCTAAATCATTTTTTCTATCAATTTGTGTACGACCACTTGCTTTATCCATTTCACCAGAAATTCTAGATCTTGTTACAGATGATTCTTTTATGTCAACAACATAAAATTTACCATCTTTATGATTATGAACATAGCTTTTGCCTGTCGCTTTTTTCTTTCCCACTAGGTGATCATTATGACGCTCAGCTTCTCTACGACCCACAAAACCTTTACTGATATATTTTAGTTTAGGGTGATCAAACTTTATATAAGATTCATCCATCTCTTCTTCCTCTTCTTTACCCTGTGATCGCAGCCGCAATCTTTTCTTAACTTCGAACGGTGTAACTCTTTTAATATCGCCAACAGCTTTTGATGGATTTCGAAGAAGCCCAACTAGATCTTTTCTTAATTCTTCACGGTTTGCAGAGTTGACATACATCGTAGGTAACCCTTCAATCTTTACTTTAAAATACATATCCTCATTTAGACCAACCATACATGATTCACTAATTATTTCTACTGTTGACATATCATACTCCGTTGATTGATTCATTATAGATTTTTGTAAATTAATCTTTTTTCTCATAGCATGAAATTTTGCTGAAGTAGCAGCTTTTTTATATGAACTTGCATTTTTAGCGGTAGCAAGTTCTACTCTTGCTCTGTTTAATTTTGTTGAGGATGTAGTAGTACCTTTTCCAGTTACTAGTTGTCTTTTACTGGCTGCTCTTGCTCGGATTCCAGCACCACTTGCATTTTGTCTAGCTAACTCGACCTGTCTATTTCCCCGTTTTTCGACTCTGGCATCATGACGTTCTTCTTTAGCTTTTTTCTCAGCTTCGCGTTTCTTACCAAGTTCTTCTTGTCTTCTTTCTCGAGTAGCGGCTTGCTGTTTTTTCAGTTCTTCACGTTTTTTCTTTTTTTGTTCTCTTTCTGCAGCCTTTTCAGCCGGAGTCATAGGTGTAGTGGGTTGACCAAAACCAAGTATTTCTGATAAAGTTTTAGTCATTTTTTGAGCCCTTTAATAAAACTTTTTTTGCTTTTTTTCTAGCTATTTTAATTTTACCAATTAAATCATCTGGCTTTTTCTTATATGTTGTAGGAGATACTTTAGCATTACTATAATCAACTTTACTCATTCCTGGTCCAAATTTGTCTTGGCTTGGTAACAAACCACGTTTTATAGCACCCTCACCCATACCACCGGTGTCTGATACATCACTACCTGGATGTTTTCTTGTTCTAGTTTTAGATTTTGGAGTTGGTTTAACGTCTGGCATAACTTGACCCGGAGTAGCATCTACCCATCTTTTAGTGGTTTCTTTAGTTCCCCATCCAGTCTTATTATAAGCATCTAACTCACGATCTTCACCTATTGTCTTCATGTCACGAGAAATTGGTTCAGCAAATACTGGTCTATTTCTCTTACGTTTTGCTTTAAATTTATCTACGGTGTTGGTAATTTTTTTATGTATTACTTTAGTAAGAGGGTCTGTGATGCTGTATTTTATTACAGCTCCTGTCCCTAAAATACCAAGACCTTTCAGCATTTCTGCTGAAGTAACAGCATCGTGTGCTAACTGAGTAGGATCTTCGTTAACCGACTCGATAGATTCAGTAACTTTTTTGCCTTTAGAATCGTATTTACCCAGTTCCATGACCATTGCTTTCGCATGCCACTGTGGGCTGTATGTTTCATGCCAATCCCAATCACGTGAACGCTTATTCCATTCCATAACTTTCCATTCGCCTTTATGGCGCTCATTTTGATCGAGCTGCTTTTCTATTTGGAATCGGCGACCAGTAGAAAATGTAATTTCTTTTTCTCCATTAGGACCTGATTTTTTCCACTTTGCCGTAGCAACTTTTTTAACTGCTTCATCAAGTGATTCAACTGCTTCAATCCATTTTCTTACAATAGATCCGTCTTCCTTTTCAAGAATCAAATAATTAGGTCCACGAAATGTGACTTCTGCTAATTCATTGGTATCTTTAATGCGTAAACGTTCACCAAGATTATAAATCTCGCCTTGAATATATTTTTCTCGAAGATTACCTACAGATTCTAATTGCACATGCTTATAAAATTCAGTTTCTTCTTTTAGACCCATACCAGATCTTACACCATTAAATAAATCTTTTGAATCTTTATTACTAAAATTCTTTGGAAGGCCTTTTGTAAATTGATTAAAATCATTATCACTGGCTGCTGCTCTCATTTTAGATGCAGACATACCATCAACGCCTTCTGAGTCAGGGTCTCTTTCACCGGCTGATATTACATCAATTGTTCTAAAATTATAGAAACCGTACCGTTGTCCTGTTTTACCATTATACTTTGTTAATAAAGATTTGAACTCAGTGATTCTATCTGATCCAACTACCATTACTACATTTACAAATCCTTCATTGTAAATAGCATTAGCTGCATCAAATACTGTTTTAACATCTTTGTTTAACATAATATAACGAGCATGCTTAGGCATCATTTTCCTAGCATACTTAACTTTATCATTATATAGTAATGGGTTTTTCTTTTTATCATTTGTTTGAGAAAGATAAATTCGATATGGATTATTACCTGACTTAGAAGAAAGCACCTCTAGCAGTTTTTCATGACCAATAGTTGGAGGATTCATTCTACCAAATGTAAAATAAAGTGTCTTTGCCTCTTCAACAATATACTGCTTAAAAGAATTAATCATTATCAATAGCTCACTTATTCTTATTTCTTTTACGATCAGCTTCCATTCTACGAGTAGCCGGTAATTGTTTTTGTGCTAGTTGTTTAATACGTGGTCCTAATTTAGCAATACGTTTTTCTATATCTGCCCGTCTTGCAGCAGACAAATCAGTTTTGCTAGAGCCCTTTGTAAATTTTTTGATAAGATCAGATTTAACTTTTCTAACTGCTCTGGTCATTAATTTTTCTTTTGTAGCAGTTCTATTTTTAGATCTTTTAATGCCAAGTTTAATTCGTGGAGCAAGGATTTTCATACGTCTTGCTGCTGCTCTTCTCATGCTAGGAGTCCATGCTTCTGGCAAATCTTCTTCAGTTAATTCGTAATCTTCATTTTGTGTTTCTTCAGCCATACGAGCTCTCATTGCTTTAAGTTCGTCGTCAAGTTTACTTATTTTTGTAGCTTGATCTTTATTAAGTTGAGATTTATTAGGAACCATTTGAGCTAATTCGTCAACTTCAGTAGATTCCTTTCTTACTTTTCGGCTTTGGGCGATTTTTTTGTCTATTTGTAAAGCAAGATCTCTAGTTTTTACGGCCTGTTTTAAACCTTTATTTAATTTTTTTCTACTATCAGCCCATGACGCAGCGGCTGCATCTGAAGTTTCGTTCACATATTCTTTAACCCAATGACTACCATTTGGATCACTACAATCATTTTTACAATCAGTTGTTGGTTTATTTAACTCATCACCACAATCTTTACAAACCATAGTGTGTGCTTCACTAACTTCAACAGATTCTCTTGACATTTTATCTGCCCGTTTGCTAATATCTGATAATGCTTTTTTAGTAGAACTCATTTCCTTTGGTTTCTTATTTCTATTCATATGCTTTTCATATTTCTTTGGGTCTATCTTTGGTGCTTTTTCATCAAGTTCTACAGATTCGCCCAAAGCTTTTTTACTTTTTATTTCAAAATCTCTATTTGCCGCATCTCGCAGCTTTCCAGGAGCAATACGGCTGACTTCAGCGCCAGCATCTTCGGCAGCAGAATGCAAAGATGCTTGTTGTAGATGGTATTTTTTATTTTCTGGATCTCTAGTCATCTGTCTTTCATGATGCCGCTTAGCAAGTTCATGATCTCTAACTCTATCAGACCGGTCACGATCTTCTTTTGGTGCTAAAGGCGGAGTAATAGAACTTGGTAAAACAGATTCTTTATGTACAGAATAATGTGGTCCATCATCGTGTGGAAAAGGTTGTTTGTCTAAATGCCGGCTAATCCTACTCCCAACAAACTGCCCTACACGCTTTTTGCCTAGGGCCTTTCTAGTTGTTTTTACTAAAAAATGTCCATCTGGTCCATCGCCCATGACCATATATTTCATACCAGCTTCTTTGCTATCATGCACGGCCATAATGTGATGGTCATGACCAAGTGAAATGTGAACGTGATGCCCATCTTTATTTTCATTAAGTGAGCGCAATAGTTTTGTGTATCTTTTATCCATTTTCATCTTCCTGGTTTATCCCATCCTTTTAAAATATCTGGCGAAAAGTTGTTGTATGAAAATTCTAATCTGTCAACAATCTTTACCGCATCACCACCTAATTTGTCAATAGCAACATATCCTTCTTCGCCAGTGACCTTAAATCCATTAGGTGTCTTAACGAAAGTATCAATGCTCTTGAGCTTATTAAGTATATTTATAAGTTTTAATTTTACAACAATTATTAACTTCTGAAGATCAAAAATCTTTTTAAGATTATCTTTATTCTTTGGTGAAAAGAATTTTAAAAATTCATCACGTTTTATCATTTGGGCATTTTTGCCTTTTTCAGTTTTACGCTTATCAATTTCTTTTTGATAGCGAGCAGTAACCCATTTAATTAATGCATTTACATGTTTAGTTGTATCTTTTATTTGTTCACCTTTACGAACAAATGTATTATTAAATGTCTCAATTGTTTGAGCTAAATCTCTATTATTTTCAAGAGTTTTTAATGTAGATGCACCAATTTGATTAAACAAAAAGCCTATTTCAGATAGTTTTTTATTTACATCTTCTGTTTCTTTAGCTGACATAGTAACTCTTGTTAAATCTCTTAGCATAGCATCTTGTGACCATACATCTGCACTTTTTCTTAGTTTTGAAACATCTACTCCATATGATGCTTTCATTGTTTCAAAAGAATTGCCAGTATATGTAGTATGCCATACAATACCCATTTTAGCTCTTTTTACTGCAGTTGCTGCAACAGTTCCAGCTGGTATAGCATATGCAATAGTGTTTGGATGAAATACTACGTACTTCTGTCCACCAATTGATTGAGTAGTAAGTTCTGATTTTGAATATAAAAAGTCTCCTTGGATCACACCTTTAATTCCAAGGGCAGGCAGATACTTTAAAGCTTCTTTTAATTTAGCATTTAGATCGCCTTTAGTATCAGCATCAATATCAGCATCGGTTTTATAAACCATAGGATTTTTATTAAAAATGCCTTTTTTAGCTACAAAAAACTTTCCATCATTTGGATCAATTCCGGCAAAAACGGCAGGAGCTCCATCCCATTTAACACTTACTTTACCTTCTTTTTTACCGCCTAGCATATCCCTTAAATCTCTTAAAGCAAATATTGCCTGTCGAGTACCATTTACACCACCATAGAGAACACGATCCTCAATATGAGTCATGTGAGTGTTCTTTTGTTCTGTTAAATAATTTCTAAATCTAAGCATAATAGTTTCCTAAACATTTTTCGGAATGTATTCCTTAATTTTTTTCTCAATTGCTGAAATAATTTTGTTGTGAGTCTGACTTAAATAACGATCTTTCCGTAATCTATTAATAGCTAATACAGTCTGAGCTGCATACTTCTTTTGAAAATCTGCTGGTCGAGTATCAATGTCTTGAACATTTGCCAGTCTATCTGCTAGTTTTACAACCAATGCCCAACTCGACATCTTAGCCATTTTGTTTGCAATATATTCACCTTTACCAATTGCATCAGATGCTGCTTTATCAGTAGTTAATTCTTGAACCATATCTGCAACAAGAGCGCCAAACTGTTTAACTAAATCCTGATAAGTCGTATCAGTATCTTCAAGAGTATCGTGTAAATACGCGGCTTGAATCAAAGCTGATAAGTTATTAGACTTTTTAAATTGTTTTACGAATCGAGCAACTTCTTTTGGATGAACAATATATTCTCCACCACTTTTTCTAAACTGACCTTTATGAGCTTTTGTTGCAACACGAAGAGCTGTCAAAGCACTTTCATTAAGAGGCTGGTTTATATGTGATTTAAAATTAAGCATTGTATTTTCCTATTATTTTATAGATTCAAAAGGATTTAATTTTTTTGTTCCAGGTTTAATAGAATAAGGACTATTTGGCATTCCACCTGTAATTTTAACTTCTGGTTGAACTTCATAATATTTTGTTCTCATTCCAATTCTCATTTTAAATGGACCTTCTCCACTAAATAACGGAATTTTATTTCCGAGCTTAAGAGGATCTTTTTTACCTATTCTATAAAAATCATCACCGGCTTGCATGTAATATGTTGGTTCAGATTTACCATTGTTATAATGGTCAGTCACTAACTTTCCTAAATTTTGTTTTGGAAGATTAATAATATACTGAGCAGGTCTCTTTTTTAAAAAAGCTTTCATTTCATCTTGAGTTACTGATTTTGGATTTCTTAATAAGCCTATTGTAGTAGGTACTATAATGTCATCTCTGCCAACAAATTTACGTAAATCGTCTAAAAAAGGTTTAGCTTCTATATCTAATTTTTTTACAATATACTTTTTAAGAGGACCGAGTTTTCCTTTTGATGGCCCTGCTTTATCTTTAGATGCATCCCAATTTTTACCATTAAAAAAGGCTCGAGTATTACCAAGTTGGTCTGTATGATTCATTTTAACTTCAATCCATATATCTTGACCATTAAAATCTTTAATTAAAATATCAGAATATGTAGCATTAACTGCTGGTCTAGTTGCGTTCAATCCCATATCTTTAAGATAATTTGCAACGGCTATTTCATATTGATCTGCTTTTTTACTTTCAGATATATAAGTCTTAAATGTTAGCATAAACTTTTCCTATAGCAGTTTAGTTTATACTATTTATACAAAAAAATAAGGGCAAACTTTCGCCGGCCCTTATTTTTATTAATTGGATATAATTGGATATAATTGGATATTAATATGGATTTCTTTTATAAATATATGCATCTGCATGCGCAGCATCTTCTAAGCGAATACATTGCCAATGACCGCAGTAGTTTCCGCCATATACGCTATTTTCACCAGCTTTATATTTCCAGGCGTTTGGATTATTTTTACCAAGACGTCCTTGAAGCTTAATATAATATTGATGATTAAGACCTTCTTGTTTAAGCATCTTATTCATGTATTTTACAAATTTACGAAGATCTTTGATTCGCGCAGAATCTTTTGAATCATTAGTAAATGTTCCAATATATGCGTCTGTCCGGTTCATTTGTCATTCCTTATATCATTTATCATTGCTGCAACACTCCAGCCGACACCAATAATAATAAATCCCACGCCCACGCCGGGCGCGCCGGTGGTAATTAAAACCAATCCAGCAATAGCAACGATTGCTGAGTATATAAACATTACTGGCATTCATCAAATCCTTTAAATTCTTGTGTTTTAATAAAGACAACATTTTTAAGTGTTATTTCGCCAGTTTCAACCATGCGGTTGAGTAAGCTATAGATAAAGTCAAGTGCTTGAAATTCAGTAACACCATGGCGAGATGTTTCCACAGTTTCAAAAAAACCATCAAGATTACGAGTGTAACGAAGAGTTGCGATGTTCATATTTTTATCCAAAAATTAAGGTTAAGATTGAGAATACAAAAGCCATATTCAATATGGCTGATGTAAAATTTACAAAAAAAGATTTCATTAGAAGATTTCTCCAGTAATAACATTTGCAATTGGTTGATTACCTAATGCATCCCGAGCCATCATTTGCTCTTCAGCAATTTGTTCTGGTGAACGATTTGCTTGAGCAATTACATAGTCATCAAGAAAGCTTGAAACTTGAGCTTTACGATAACCATTTGAAGTATGAAGTACTTCATCAGAAATAAGACCAGCTTCGAAGAAATCAGTTAGCATATCTTCAAAAGGAACACGATCGTTTGAGCTCCAGAAAAATGTTTGGTTAAATGTATCAACATAACCTCTAGCAAAGGTTTCAACAATTTTTTCTGCAGTGTAACCGGTGAAAGTTTGAGTACGAGTATCTCTTTTCATAGCATATCTCCTTTTGATATATTCTTTATAAACTAGTTTTGACCAAATGTAAACAAAAAAATGCACCCGAAGATGCATTATTTAAATATTGGAAAAAAGTGTGATATAAATGTTACACTATGATGAACTAGCTTCGTAAATCATTTTAATATTTTTTGAAATAGCTTTATTGAATTCTTCTTGACTCTGATTAAAAAATAGATTTTCGCTTAGTCCTCGACTAAAACTTGCAGTCATATCTTTATTTTCTTTAAGTCTAGTACATGCTTCATGAGTAGAATATCCACCACTTAAACCTACAACTCTATCTACTGATGGGTGTTTAATTAAGCTAGTATACAAATTAGCAGTTTCTGGCAATGTTAATTTAAGAATACATCTTCCTTTAAAATTTTGTAGACTGCGATATAATTCATCTTCAAGAATAACTTCTAATTCTGTTTTTTTAGGATGATCAATTGGTATTTCAGGTTCAACAATAGGGACCAATCCTTCAGCATATATTTTTTCTGCATATTCAAATTGTTGGTTTAAAACAGTTTTTAATATTTGTTCTGTTTTAACAATACTTCTCATTTTTGTCCCATAACAATTATGAGTTAGCGCATACATAATCATTTCATCTAGATTGAATACTTTAAGAGTACCATCATCTTCGCATCCAGAATCAATTTTAAGAAATGCCTCAATTCCCTTTACATTTAATTCCTTAACAGCTCCACGATCCACAGAATCTTTATAAAGAATTGCTGCCCAAATATTTTTATGAATAAAATCAGGAGAGTTGATCATTCTCAGTCTCATATCATGAACTAGATCCATTTTATTATCTTCTGTATATTCTACATCATAGCGTTCTAATACACCGCCTGTACTTCCTCCACTATGATCCATCGCTGCAATAAATTTCATTTCACTTCTCCCATTTTTTAAGTCTTTCTTCTCTTCCAAGTTCCCAAGCTTCATCAAATCCATCAAATTGACTTGGATCACAATTACACCATAATCGTTTAAAATATCCTTGTAAAACACCATGAACATCTTTAGTCGAATATCCTATAGGTATCAACATTCCTTTAACACCCCACATGAAACGGTTAGCTTCTTTTATTTCTTCAGAAGTCATGTCTTCTAAAGAAGCTTGATAATTTATCATTCATATGTCTCACCGGTTTCTCGGAAAAAGTTTTCAGACCAAAAGGCTTTGTCATCAATCCAAATATCATAATGTTCTTTTTTACCAACACTCAATTCATGATATTTTGCGCCCCATGCCATAAGTTGTCTTCTAGTAAGAGGTTCATAATCAACTTTACTTACTGCTCCTCTTGCAGTCATATATTTAATCGTGTGGCCGGCATCATATAAAGCATTTACTTTTGCTATTCGATCTGGCATCGGTTCATGAAGAGCATAATCTTTTGTACCGTCATCTTTCATTACTTCATTACAAATTGTTCCATCAATATCAATCACGTATTTCATGCTTTTTCTCCCTTAGCTATACATAATTCAAATTCTCTCAATCTCTTCCATACGCTTATAAGTTCTACAACTACTGCCCAAGATTTAACAACATATTGTAGACTACTTTCTACTCGACCAAATGCTCTAATTGTTTGTTGCAATGCTCCAAGAGTAATAGTACCGGCAAGAATAGTTGGTCCAAGTGCTAAATAAGGAACAAGAACCATTCCTTGAAAATAGCTATATCTGGCTAAATTAAAATAAGCATAATGCATATATGATTTAAAATGAATATTTCTTACCCAGTCAAATAGTTCAGCAAGAGTTTTAGGCTGGCCAGCTTTTGGATCATCTTCAGCATGGACTAAAACTTTACGATACCCAGCTTCTCGTTTTTGAATATCATACTCGATTCCTGGTAATTTAATACCAACTGCGGCAAGTAACATTGTGCCACCAAGAGCAGTTGCAAGTGCTACCCACATTAAAGAGTTTGATACCTCTCCAAGAATTGGAAGATGTGTGACGGCTGCTGATAGTCCTATTAGAATAGGAATAAAAGCAATAAGAGTCATAATAGAATCCATGAGTCCTACACCAAGATCTTCCATAATACGTGCAAACTTAATAGTATCTTCTTGAATTCGCTGAGATGCTCCTTCTAGTCCACGAGCATATTTAAATTTATCATGATAGAATTCTACCATACTTGTACGCCACCTAAATATCCAATGAGAAACAAAGTATTTAGTTGCTACCATGATTACAATAAATTTAGCAGCGAGCCAGCCAAAACTTGCGAGTGATCCATAAAACTCTGCAGCTGAAAGTGAACCAGGTTCAGCAAGTGCTTTTTGAAGATTATCGTAAAAACCTCCAAACCATTCATTTATAGCGACATCAATTTGTACTTGATACCAAGTTGAAAATAGAATTATAAATGTTCCAAGTATTGACCAATGCATCCATTGCCGTTGAATAAAAAATTTAAACATGATATGGATCCACGTCTAAATATTTTCCCCATTCGCTATAGTAGTGACGCATACCAACTTCGTCATGTATTGTTGAGTTTTCATGTCTTCCATGTAAAATATGTCTGTCTTCTGTGTTTTCTCTCATTGTTGTACCCTGTCCAGTTACACCTATTAGATCTTCATGTAAATTGCGTCCAAATGGTCCCCAAATTGTATTGTGATGTTTAATGCGTGTTTGTCTTTCTTCTGGAGTATCTTTGCGTAATCCATATCCTCTAAATTCTATTAAGACTTTATTGGGTCCTAGCGGAGTAACACTATCTGATCGATAAGCACTACCACGTAAGTTAAAGTTAAAGCCTGGGAATAAGTCTACCATGTACCATTGGTTTGGTGGCAAATTAGGAAAACTCAGTTCTCCTCTATCACCTTCTTTATCAAACTCAGTATAGTTGACTGTAAAACTACTTACGTTTACATGTCCATTATCAAATGCAATATTCTTTCTAGCAAAATATTCATCATTGAATCCTGTTACACGATTAAAGTAATGCATAAAGTCATGATAGAATTCGCTATTAGTATCGTGCCATAGTTTATAATTAGTAGGAATAACTGCTTTGTGATAATGAAAAATTTCTAGTTCTTCTGTATCAATAGCATCTGCAATACAGTCAAATGCTCCTGCTGTCCATTGTTCTACATCCATTGTAGGATTAGGATCTAGTGTTACCCAAACCATACCACCATGCTTTATTTCACTGTATAGTTCTAGATCGCTAGTCGTAATAGGTGCTTGTAGTTTACCAGCAGGCTTTTGTATGCTATGATTATAATACGCCCGAACTCCGTCACCTGTATTGTATACAATAATATTATGTCCGGCAATTTGTGATGTGCGGTAATCTAATTCATTATACATTTCACTAATATGACATACTGGCACCCATACTTTACTAAATATGCTTTCAATCTCTTCGTTAAATATTTTTCGACTAGAATATATTTCGCTACTAACCGATTCTATATTAGGCTGTTTTAACCAATTTTGATGATTGCGGGGTGGCATAGTGGTGCTCTCCTTTATGGATCTATAGTTTTTATAAAAGCCTCTCCATCTAATTCACTCCTATCTGCAATGAATAGAGATGGATAACTATTTGAATTACCTCCAGGTAAGAATTGACCAGATTGTGGTATTCCAGCTTGTGTTTTATTTTTAGCTTGTTGTAATTTTTTTGCTGTTTCTCTATCGTATTCTATTTTATATAATCTATTACCTCTTTCAGTATAGTTTGCCCAAATGTATATATTATCTCCACCATCCATTATTTCGTGATGAACATAATTCCAATCATCTTTTGGAAATTGTTCTATAGGCGCGCCGGCTTTTATAATCAATAAGTAAATAAGTCCGACAAGAAAAATTGACATTCCGGGCAAACCAATTAATTTAAAAATAAATGAAGCATTCGAGTAATACATCAACACAGCTAAATATATGCATAGTAAAACTGCCAAAGCAATAACTAATTCAATCATTCCTCACTCCCACCATTGCTTGGCACTCTACGTAATGCCCTATTACCGTTTCCATCTATAAAATTAGTCATTTCACCAGGTTTCTTTGGCCTAATTTTTACTTGTATCCTATCATTAATATCACTAATCATTCCCTTTGAATCTACTACAAATGAAAATACTGATACTTCTTCTTTAAAATGTACAACTACTCTTTTAGACATCTTTATTCCATATGGACGCATATCCATCAAATCGATAAAAACTGGTGTTGGATATTCTTCATTTTCATCTTCATAAGACGTATTGTAGTTATGAACTGAAACAAAATATTCGCCTGGAACAATTGCGCTAATACTGAGACTTTCTAAATTTCGTTTAATAAGATATGATTCACCATTAAAAACATATCTATCATTATTGTCGCCTAGATCGTCTCGTTCAAGAACCATATATCTACCATCTCTAGTTGGAAATCCAACAATAGTATCATCAGGTCCTTTTACCCAAAGATCCATATCAACACCAGAACTATCATCCCAGTTCATTGTAATTAAAAATTCTACTTCAGGATCTATCTTACCTTCTTCTGCAATAGGATTAATAAGAAGAAATGCAATAAGAAGTAAGCTAGTAAAACCAATTAAAAGATTAAATAAAAGATCTGTAAAAGCTATATTTGAACTATATTTCCTCATTTGAATTTTCCATCATCACTAATTGCAATTTTAAAATAATAGATGTTATGAGTCCCATCAATGAAGTCATAAGAGCAATTCCCATACCACTCGCAAGAGTACCAATTACTTCTTTCATTGCTGCAGCAGATGTCGTGTCAATATCAGTAAATGTTGTTGTAAGAACTATAAGAAATCCAATAAGTGTTCCTACCATACCAATAGACATAACCACATCACTACTAAACCATAATAGATCTTGCGGAGTTTTTTCAGCATAAATATCCGGATCTCCAAATTGACTTTTCCAACTTAAAAATCCAATACGTAGTGTAGCTAATAAAAATATAGCTGCAATAATCATAGTAATTTTTGTGGGATCATTTTCATATACGAATCCCAATATATCAAGTTCATATTGTACGTAGCCTAGTGACAAAACTAATACAACAATACTTGTCCACCATTTCCAAAAAGGCATAGAATATTCTCCAATTTAACTAATTTTTATTATATATAAATAATCTTATGACAACTATAAAAGGAGTTATAAGATGGAAGTTTTAGATAGAGTTCGTACTTGGTGTAAAGGTTTAGCAGAGCTTGGTGTAAGCGTTGCTGCCTTGTTAATTATTTTAGAAGTGCTGGGTGTTGGTGCAATACCATTTGTTCCAGCAACTAGTGTTGTTGCAAATGTTACAACTATCCTTGCCGGTCTTGGCTCTCAGGGATTGATTGGATTAGTGGCTATTTGGGTCCTATATGAAATCTGGTCAAAGAGATAATAAAAAAAGTAAGAGGGAGTATTTCCTCTTACACTTCTAATTTTATTGAACTAATACTTTCATATAATCTCCTGATCCAACTCCATAAACGATAGCGCCGTTAACACAGGCAGTCAATCCATCTCCACTTAATCGTACATCTCTTCCCATCCGCGCGTTTGCTGGACCCGTATAAGTGCCTTCTTTAGTCCAAGTTGACCCGTCCCGCCTAAAAAATTCTACTATACCATTTGATGATGCACCGCCACCTTGTTGGCCAAACGCAGCGACATTTCCGTCATTACTTAAATCTGGACGAATTTCTGTTGTTTGGTTAAGAGTAAGAGTTGCTTGTAAAGAGTTGGTAACCCAATTGTCTGTTGTTACATAAATTTTATTGCCATACGCAAATGTGTTTCCATCACCAGAAATAGCACCGTTTAATCCTGTCCCAGAATTATAAATGGCTGCTCTAGTCGTCCAAGTTGATCCACTGCGAGTTGCGATAGTGTGTTCTCCTGCACGAGCCTGATACATATATGCACTATGAATTACATTACCGTCAAAACTTATTCCAGAGTTAAAATAGGAAAAGGCATTATCACCGCCCATTTGTGCATTATCAACAAAACTATGAGGTCCAAATTTTGCCTCATATGCCCAATTGGTACCAGTTCTTTTATAAACTATAATTGCTCCTGCTCTGTTTCCAAAAGTACTACTTTGGTGATCTACTACCATAACTGTTGAACCATCGCCAGAAATAGCTGCTCTCATTGCGTAATTAGTATATGATGTAATACTTGCATTAAATTGTTGAGTCCACGACGAACCATTGTAATACCATATTTCAAGATATTGATTATTCTCATGCATAGCAGCAACATATAATCCATTTGCGCTCATATCTGCATGTCTCGCACCATATTGAGTAGATGAAACTGTGTGTGCTAATGAGTGATTTGTCCCAGAATTTGCACGTTCATGTATCCTAAAGTCATAAGCAGTAGGAATTCCTCCAATACAAAATTTATTACCATTAGTACTGAGAGAAAAAGTAGTATTGGTAAAGTTACCAGGTGTCGTTTCGAAAGCGGTAGTTGGTGTTGCCCAAGATGCAAATGCTAATTCAAACGCACTCACTGTACTAACAGCACCTGTTGCACCATCAGTCACACTAAAAGTTATACTAAAGGTTCCAGCATGAGCTTCAGTTGTACTAGGCGTGACAGTGAACACATTATCAGCCTGAGACACTGTTGCTGTTGATCCTAAAGATCCAGTTGTAACTGCATAAGACCAAGTAAGTGGAAATCCTTCTGGATCAGTAGAAACTGCCGTGATTGTAGTAGCGGTTCCATCCGTTGCAAGTGAATATGTTGCGTCAACACCAGTAATATCTGTTGGTGTACTGTTAGTAACTGTAGCAATCAAAAACCAACCCGAACCAGTATAAACAAATATTTTATTTAAAGCTATTACTAATGCTTGATCACCAGCGCTCATTCCAGTATGAGCGATTAGTCCTGCCATATTTGCAAAAGTTGTCATTCCACTTGCGCCGACACCCATTGCATCAGAAGTTAATTTTCGATTACTCAATGTAATAGTAGGATCTGCAATTTGGGAGAAGGCTCCCCCTTCCCCAAATGCTTTTGCAATTAAACTTGCTTTGCTTGCCATAAGTAAAACCTCTTTAAATAGTAGCTTTAACTGTATTTATATCAAAATCTAGCTAGATATTTAGCAATATGTCCAACAAACGGTAATAACATAACAGCCATCAATAAATTCATTCCAGTGTGAGCCATTGCTATTCGCAATGTATCACCTTTTGGCATGCCGTCAGATACAAAGAAACCAGCTAGCCATATCGTTCCTGTCGTTCCGATATTAGCTCCAAGTACACATGCGATAGCGGCAGGTAACGGTAGCGCACCACTTGCAACTAATGCAATAATAGCTGTAGTAGATAGCGACGATGATTGCCACAATAAAGTCATAGCAATTCCACCGATAAACATATAGATTGGATTACCCAAGAAAAACTGTAGATGATCCATATTTCCCATGGATTTCATACCACCAGAAAATGTCTTAAGTCCTATATAAAATATAATAAGACCAACGAGAGTCGTAATTAAAGGGTTTCCAAGTTCCATTTTTGTGACTTTCTTTGTAAGTTTTTTGATATTATCCATACAATTATTCCATTGTAATTAAAAAAATAGCAAGCCATATAGACTTGCTATTATATATTAGAGTTTGTATCTATAACTATGTAACAGATTTATTATATTTTAAGGTCGGAAACCTGCTTTGAACTTACGTCGAACACTACGTCTTGTAGTTGTTGTTGACACCTGTTTACGCTTTGTATTTAGCTGAGGTTGAACTACGTCAGGAGTCAATCGCTCAACTTCTGATTCGACAATATCATCCAGTTTTTTATCGAGTGAAATAGTTTCAGCCATATCACCAATGATTTCATTTACAGGAGCATCCATAATGTCCTGCACCACATTCTTAATATTCATTCCGTATTCCCTTTGAAGTTGGGGAGCCGAAGCTCCCTTTTTTTGATTAAGCTACGTTTGCCAATTCAACAGCTTTTTCAGCAGCTTTAACTTTACGAGTTTGATTATAACCAAACCATTGTGAATGCAAACGATTTTCTGCATTACGACCTTGAACGTGATCAGTGATATAAGTTACTGAATTTAAAGCCTGCCACCAAGAACCTTCGGCATATTGAGCTCCAGGCTGAGTTTCTAATGCGTCATAGCAAAGTTTAGCATTACGAGAAAGATCATCGTATGATGATACTGGAGAATCAATCTTATCTTCTTTGCGTGAAGTGTTTGGATAGACATCATTGTAGTACTGAATAAGAGACTCTGCAGTAACTTTCCGGCTACCAAGAAATTCAGCCATGTCTTTGTATTTAGCAAATTTCTGAGATGCAATACCCAGTGTAGTTTTAACTGCTTCCGGATCAAATACATTCCGGTGACCAACGCTTACTGAACGTTCAGCTTTTGCACCAAGTGACCATTCTAATGTATTAGCACAAACAACCCGAACAGGAGTAAAGCGAATATTAATTCCTTTACCATACTGATGTGGATTTGAAAAAAGCATATATGCTTCTACAGTATCTTCGCCAAAAACATCAAATGACTCTTTGATTTTAGCAAGGGCCCAAACATTTTGACCACCGCGAAGAGATCCAGCAGTATGCATCTCCATATCACCAGCCATTACATATTCTGAAAAGAATTCAAACGCTGTTTCATTTTGAACAGGGTTCCAATCTGGACCAACGTTGGTCAAGATTTTATTATCTGAAGAACGAACTAAAGCTGATTGACCAGTTTTAATAGTTTGAGTAGCACCACTTGAGTGGGGTACATTAATTACTGCATCATATTTTTCAACAGTCCAATCTAACCCAGCTTTTGTCATCATTTGCTGAGGAGTTAAGTCATTAGAAACTTCAGTTCCAAGACCATGCCAAGGGACGTCACCGGCATAAGCCATTTGAGCAACTCCATCGATCATTTCTACTTCATGTGCCATTTGCAAATTCCTTTGTTTTGCTTTTGATATGTATATTCTAACATAATACTAGTAAATTGTAAACCCCTAAAATGCATTTAATTAAACTTTTTTTCAGGATCCAGGAGGAGTTGAACCTCTATCTTATACCTACTTGCAGATAGGGGAGCCTAAGCTGCAACTCAAACTCAAAGATACACCGCAGTCGCCAAACCACTGGAACCAGAAAAAAAGTTTATATACTTCTTAAGAAGATGTAACTCGCAACTTGTGTTTTCCCGATAACTTTCAATCTCGTACACAAGACAATTCCAACATCTGAACAATACATATTATCCCATCTCAGCAATCATCTTTCTGGATCAGCAAACGCGTTGCAGCAAAACCAGGGTTATGACTGAAGCGATATTCGCAGGATAGCAGAGGCTCATTTCTCTGTTGTACAAACGATTTACACCTACTTAAGAAGTATAGTTAGGACTTACAGGATAATTCCATGCCTTTTATTATGCGGCCAGATCAAACCATTCTGGATTTGTATCCAGCCAGCGATCTAGCGTTTTGCGGTCCACCTTTAAGCCTGCGGCTAGATCGTTCATTTGCTGATCTTCAGCAGACTTACGAGCGGCTTCAGCTTCAGCCTCGGCCTTAATTTCTCTACACGCATCGTCAATGCATGCATTGAGTTCATCATCTGACATAGATGAAAAGTCGAAGCTACGAGCATAGCTTTTGCTATAAGCCTCGGCTGTTGAGTAGTAAGCATCCTCTTCTAGTTGGATACGGCTGAACTCAGCCAAAGTACCAGTTGGCACGCGATCTGCCCAATAAGCAGTCTGCTCAGGACCTGGAAGGCGGCCCATCCAGTTACCAGGAGCTTCAGCCTCGAAAGCATCAGCTTCGGCGTGTTGAGCCAGGATGTAATCTACCAGTTGCTTTTCCATAGTATTTCTCCTTTGTTTGTATCATTATAATACATTTTAGAGTGATTGTAAACAGTTAATTTAAACGATATGTAAATTTTCCATATCTAATTCATGTTGGATGCGATCTAGTACATCAGCGAAGTATTCCATTTTTTCTGCATAAACACCGCGGTGAGCAACACCGTCAATTGTGAGAGTGTATGTGCCACCCCAGCCTTGCTCCTGGTTTTTGATGTAATGTGCAATGACTGGTTTAGAAAATTTGTCAGAAACCATAACATCATGTACCATTTCGGTGAAGAGAGACTCAAGAGTTTTCATTTTAACATTCCTTATCAATTTTATTTCTTGATACCTTTATAATACATTTTAGAGCATATGTAAAGGATTATTTTCAATGTTTTTCATTTTATTTGTATATTGCGCATAACTGTTACATTTTTATTACAGCTATTTATGTATAAATAGATATGTGAATTACATAACATTTTTGATTTTTAATATGGGTTAGTAATAATTAAGAAAGAAAAGTTATGATCGATCCAATCACTGCTATTGCTGCTGCATCAGCTGCATACAAAGGATTAAATGCCGTTGTAAGTGCAGGTCAGGAATTAGAAAATTGTACAAGTCAATTAGGTAAATGGTTTGGCGCTCTTAATGATATTAATAGAGCTGAAGAGCAAAGGAAGAGACCTCCACTTCATGCAAAGTTAATGGGCTCTGGCTCTATCGAAGAAGAAGCATTTGCTATTCTTACTCATAAGAAGAAAATGAAAGAGCAGGAAAAAGAAATAGCTTTTATGTTAAACATGAGATTTGGTCCTAATACTTGGGATGAAATGTTAGAATTAAGAAGATCTATTAAAAAAGAACGTGAAGAAACAATTTATGCAGCTGAAGAATTTAAGCATGCTATTATTGATGGAGCCATCATGGTAGCACTTTCGCTTGGAATATTAGGCTCTGTTTTTTTAGGAGTCTATCTTATCGGTTCTGTACAAACTCCTCCATGGTGGTAAAATGATACAAGTTTTTATGTTAGTACTTATTATGGGAATAGGTGAAGATAGA